ATATATATATATATATTACTTACAGAGAGAGAGCATTGTATTAAGGTTTTTAGGGGATTTTGTTAAAAGACGACAAATTTTTCTAAATTTGTTTTTGTAGTGGGTCACGTTGACGTTGGGACGTTTCTCTTGCAGCCCTTGCGGCTGTAAGCGTGAGTCCCGTCCCAGTGCTGTCCCAATTTATAGAAACGGCACAGGGTGCAAAAAGATAGGGCTAGAATCATTCCAGCCCTTCAACATTAACTTATTTAGACGCGTTATTGCAATCACTTTTAAAGAAAACAGGCATAAAATAACGAACAGCCTTGCCCTCCTTTTTTTCGATGATTTTCTCTTGACCTTGCAGCTTGGCCAATAGTTCTAGTTTTTGCACCGCGTCCATGTTTCTAAATGCTCTGTGTTTTCTGCCAATGTCACGGCTTGATGCGCCTTTTTTGCCAAAATCATATACAACGTTTAGAACTTCCTCTTCAATTCCTATCTCCTCATCTAGTCCGTTAATCTCTAATCGTGAGAGTAACTTCTCTAAATGAAACACAATCCAATTGCTACACCATTGCACAATGGACTCGTTGATAGTTGGCTGGCTTGGTTTATTAAACGCACCCAATGCCACGCATAAACGCTTAAAACTACCGCACCACCCTAAAGCCACGCCTACCAAGTCTTTGCGCTCATCGCTGCTACAAGTGGCCTTAATACGGTTTAGTGAGTGTGTGAATAATTGCGCGGTATTATCACAATCAAAGACAGCTATTTTTTGGGTAGGGTTCATTGATGCAATATCAACAAACTCGCTGCCTGTTTTTTTGATTGCAGCCACAACAACTTTAACATTTGTTGGAAAAGGTGCGTCAAAATCGCGCTCACACGTTACGCTGTCGCCACCATCAGCAATCATTAAACGCTGCAAGCTGCCGATGCTGTATTGGTCACGCTGTGCGACAAAATCAATGTGTTTGTAACTCATCAAACTGAGCATGGTTAAAGACGGGCGATAGATATTATATTCCGAGATGTGCTTATCACCATCGCCGTCCTTTTTGCCAAAATTCGCGCCGATGCTGTCTTTATCTAAATACAGTGTGTTATTTAGATAAACCTCATTGATAGCACTTAACGCCCCTTGGATTGCGCCTGATTGTTGTTTTTTGCCGAAGTTAATCATAGTTGCATAATCATCTGTCGCCCAAAACATACGCGGCATCATAAGCAATTGTTTGTGCAAACAGGTCGAACCGCTAATTTTAGTCCCACGGATAATCTGTCTATCACCACACGCATCTATTGCACTGTTTAAAATCCCTTTGAGTGGCTGTATCTGCCCTGCCGAGTCTGCTGCAATGGCAAGAAACGCGCTAGAGCTTGTACCGTCTTTTAAACGCACACACCGACTAGCCATTGCACAAGCAAAAGCTAATGTTGCTTGCACAATTGAATGCTTTGGTGCTGTGCCTATTTGGCCTTTAATCCATGCCGCCACCTCGTTTAATGCTTCAACGGGTAGGCTGCAATCAATCTTTACGGTGTCAACTTGTACTGGCTTTAACTCGACAACATTGGCACTTAAAAACGAATCACCGATTGCTTTGCCTTGCTCTAGTAATGTTTCGTCTTCGGGTGGTTTTTTGTAGTCCATATCCAACAACAATGCGGCCTCTTTAACAGCCGCTTTTAAATCGTTATTGTGTTGATAATACAAATACACGCCAAATGATGTGTGTGCGTAACCATCGCCTAACGGGTCGCTTGCATGGTGAATATAAACCTTGTCCGCACCTTCGCCTGTCAACAAAATACAGCCTGCTAACTTTGACTTAGAATGTGGACTCAATAACCGAGTTTTTGTGATGCGCTTATAGCCATAATTGCCCAAAATGCTTGCTAGTGGCATTCTTTTATTAAACGTACCGATTACATCATTATCACTACTAAACACGCGCACAGGTGCAGATTGCGCTTTGTAATCCTCTTTCTCAACGTGCCACGGACACGCGCTTTTTAATACATCTTTGGCAATATCCCACTGAGTCCAAATGTTCAATAATTCAGGTGGTAATGTTGGCAGGTTTGACCAGTCGCCCACCCACACATAAGACTGATTAGTATCTGGGTGAATAGACGGCGGTAAAACATCTTGTGTTAAACCACCGCGCAATTCAAAAACAACATCACTCTCCTTCGGGTTCAATTCATTAACCCAATTCAAAGCATGGCGTTTTAATTCTACGCCTACAGGTGCTTTAAAAATCAATTTAGAGCGATTCTCGCGCCCCGATTCAATCCGCACACCATCGCGCATCAATTGCGCCAAATCAACGCCTACGGACTCAAGCGCAATTTGTGAGTGTTCGATATTATCAATATCTAGCGTACAAGTACCGCTCAAACCATGAATTAAGCCAATGCCGTTATGGTCAAACAAATTAATGTCTGTAATCGGCTTTTTTTCCCAGCCCTTCTGAAACGGTTCTTTACCGCGCACTAAGCACAGTTTGAAACCCTGTGCAACGTAATGCGATGCCGCTTCTTTATTGTTGTTTAGCATTTTCTAATTGTCCTTCTAAGTAGTCAGAGAGTTTTTTAATTGTCTCATAATCAGCTTTTTCTATTTTCATTAAGCGATAGATTGTATTTGAGTGAATGCCCACACGCTCAGATACAATGTTTAGCTGCCTATCTTCTAACAACTTTTTAATCTCAGGTAACGATAACATATATTTTGCCTCTTTTTGTTTGTTGGTGTTGACACAATAACAAATTATAATTAACATAGCAACCACTGGCACACGAAACAAACGAAACCAGTGGAAACTAAACCGAAACCAAGAGTACAAGATTATGAGTAATTTATCAGCCTACAACTTCAATGCAGAAGAAGTAGAACCATCAAGCAGTTTTGACCCAATCCCAGCAGGTTGGTATCAAGCCATTATTAGCAACAGCGAAATGAAAGCAACCCGTGACGGTTACGGCGAGTTTTTGTCTTTGACTTTGCAAGTAATTGAAGGTCAATACGAAAACCGCCTTGTTTTTGCCCGTTTGAATCTTAAAAACGCCAATGACAAAGCGGTTGATATTGCGCGTAAAGACTTGGCCGCAATTTGCCGCGCCGTTGGCGTGATGTCGCCACAAGCGAGCGAAGAATTACACGACAAACCTTTGATGATTAAAGTCAAGGTTCGCCCTGCGAGTGGTGATTATGAAGCATCCAACGACATCGGCGGTTATAAAGCGGTTGAAGGTGCGAATTTAACGCCAGCACCAAAAACACAAACACCGCCACCAGCAGCAACTCCCGCCAAAAAACCTTGGCAAAAATAAGAACACATTTTTTAACGCGCTTTAGGGCGCGTTTTTAATTTTTGGAGTACGAGATTATGTCATTTTTAAGCAATATCACGCGCAACAAAGCCAAAACCGAGCGCGTTATTATTTACGGTGAAAGCGGCTTAGGTAAAACCACATTTGCCACGTCTGCCCCATCACCTATCGTTATCCAAACCGAAGACGGATTAGGTGAGATTGATGTGCCATGCTTCCCACTTGCTGAATCATACATTGATGTAATGAAGGCATTGGACGCGCTTGTTAATGAATCACACGATTTTAAAACAGTGGTTATTGACAGCCTAGACTGGTTAGAAACATTGATATGGAAACAAGTATGCACTGATAATAAAGTATCAAGCATCGAAAAAATAGGTTACGGGCGCGGTTATAACGAGGCTCTTGTTTTTTGGTCGTACTTCTTTGATGAATTAAACAAATGCCGCGACAAGGGTATGCTTGTGATTATGACAGCCCATAGCCAAGTCAACAAAGTAGAAGACCCCGAATATCTCACCTTTGACACGCACGATTTAAAACTACACAAAAAGGCCGCCGCTTTGTGTCGTGAGTTTGCCGATGTTATTGGCTATGCAAACCTTAAAAAGATTATCAAAATCACCGAAGGCAAAGGCTTTAATGATGACCGCAACCGAGCAATAAGCACAGGCGAGCGCATTTTAAACCTTAGTGCTAATCCTGCTTATACTGCAAAGAACCGCTACGATATGCCGCCAACTATGCCGCTGTTGTGGTCAGAGTTTGCAAAACATTTACCAAGCCAAAAATAAAAACCACACACTTAAAGCGTGAGCATCGTCTCACGCAACCGAGAAACCAACTATGATTACAACACTTAGAGATTACCAACAAGACGCTGTACAAAGTGCCTATGCGTACTGGCAAAACAACACAAGCTGCATCATTGAAGCCCCATGTGGCGCAGGTAAAAGCCTGATTATTGGCAAAATCTGCCATGACTCAATAACCCATGACGTGCGTGTTTTAGTCGTAACACACCGCAAAAAACTACTAGAACAAAACGAGGTGGAGCTTAAAAACTTGCTACCCAATGCCGATACGGGTTTTTATAGCGCAGGATTAAACCAAAAAACACAAGATGCACAGATTATCTTTGCAGGCATTCAAAGCATCGCCAACGCAACAATCCAACACTATGAAATACTTATCATTGATGAATGTCACCTTGTTGCGCCGAGCGAGGCAGGTCAATATCACCAACTCATTAACAACCTAAAAGAAGTTAATCCTAATCTAAAAATACTCGGCTTAACCGCCACCCCATACCGTTTAGATAGTGGTTATTTAACGCAATGGGATAACCCTATTTTTGAGCGTGTTGTTTATAAAATTGATGTTAAATTGCTTATTAAACGCGGCTATCTATGCCCTGTTGTGTCAAACGGTGGTGGTGTTAAAGTAGATGTAAGCAAGGTCAAACACAAAGGCGGTGAGTTTTTAGATAGTGCGCTTGAATCGCTATACATGAGCAAAACGCCTGAGATTGTCGCTGATATTGTGAGACAAGGTGCTAACCGCAAAGCATGGTTAATTTTTTGCGTATCAATTGAACACGCTGAACAAGTCACGACCGAGCTAATTAGTCACGGTGTCAATGCGGCTTGTTATCACTCACAAAGCGACAACGAATATATTTTGGATGACTTCACGCATGGCCGCCTAAAATGTCTTGTTAATGTAAATATACTCACGACTGGCTCTAACTTCCCTATTGCTGATATGTGCGTGTTAATTCGTGCCACCGAGTCAACCGCGCTTTATGTTCAAATTGTTGGCCGTGTTATGAGATTGTACCCAAATAAAAAAAACGCGCTATTGCTTGACTATGGCGGTAATGTGCTACGCCATGGCTGCATTGACGATGTAACAGTCAAAGCCAAAGGCGAAGGCACAGGCGAAGCACCCGCCAAAGAATGCCCGTCATGTAAAACCATACTTCATGCAGCCGTCCGTGAGTGTCCTGAATGTGGCCATATTTTTGAGCGCGACCCAGAAGGTAACCTTGAGTTAAACGCTTATGACGGTGCGGTATTGTCAGACCAGCGCAAGGTACAACGTGTAGATGTTGACCGCGTGAGCTTTAAAATACATAAGAAACAAGGCAAGCCTGATAGTATCAAAGTGACTTATCATTGTGGTTTAGCTGAGTATTACGAATGGCTAACGCCTGAGCATAGCGAGTTTGGACTGAGTAAGACTAGGGGTTTTTTTGAGAAAACAGGCAAATCATGGTTTTCAGCATGCAATAAATCTAGTGATTTTTTGGCTTTTTATAAAAGCACAGACACCGACAACAAAATAACAGCCATCGACATTTTACCCTCAAAATATACCGAAGTTAAAAAACGGTACTGGAGCGCAATTAAAACCAATGAAACACCAACACAAAAACCAACATTCACCGTCTTAAAACAAAGAGTATCCGATTGGATTAGGAGTCAATCATGAACCATCAAGCCGAATATGAATCAATCAAAAAACAGATTGCAGAGCTAGAGCAATCGTTAAAAAACCGTTGCATTGAATGCTCAAACTTTAACAAAAAAAAGAATGAGTGTATTAAGCATGGC